CAAGTTCAAGAACGGCAATCTTATAGACGTGAGCCGTGGACAAGCAGGCTATGATTTTAAGGGGATATTCTAATGACAAATTCAATTTCAGATAAAGACGTAGAAAAGTTAAAAACAGCTATGAATGTTGGCGATAAGAAAAAAAACTTTAAAAGTAAAATACAAGAAGTTGTAACCAAAACACTAGGAAGCACTGCATCGGCAAACTCTATATCAGACAAAGATATGAAGATGTTAGAGAAATCGTATTTAAAAGATGAAAGTAAGAGCTTAAAAGGTAAGGCATTTGCTAACGGTGGCAAGGTAGATTTTAAAGGAAGCTTTTAGTGGCAGAAGAGCGAACACCTCTGGCAGCGTTAGTAGATTCTGGTATTAATCCAGAAGTAGACGCGGATGAAGCAACAGTAGAGATAGCTGTTGATACACCGCAGGAGTTTGAGGGTGGTGCCGAAGTTATAGATGACGGGCAGGGCGGTGCCATCGTTCAAGCTCTTATGGAACAGCAGACAGAGGTTATGGCTGAACCGTATGATCACAACGCAAATATAGCGGAAGCTCTTGATGAAGGAACCCTTGGTGAGTTGTCCTCGGATCTTCGGGCCTTGTTTGACGAAGATCAAGATTCACGCTCCGAGTGGGAGAATACTTATACACAAGGACTAGATCTGCTTGGAATGCAGTATGACGATAGAACGGAGCCTTTTGAAGGGGCAAGTGGAGTAACACATCCGTTAATATCCGAGTCAATCACACAGTTCCAATCACAGTCGTACAAGGAATTATTACCGTCTGGTGGCCCTGTTCGTACACAGATTATAGGTGCAGAGACACCCGAAAGAGAGGCACAAGCTGCACGGGTTAAAGAATTTATGAACTATCAGATTACAGAAGTCATGGAGGAGTTTGATCCCGATACGGATCAGATGCTGTTCTATCTGCCCTTGTCTGGTTCTACGTTTAAGAAGGTATACTACGATCCTACAAAACAACGAGCGGTATCAAAGTTTATACCCGCTCAAGATTTAGTAGTGCCGTATTCAGCGAGCGACGTACAAACAGCACCACGAGTAACCCATGTTTTACGCATGAATGAGAATGAATTGCGTAAAATGCAGGTGGGTGGAATTTATCTGGATGTCGAGTTGAGTTCTGGTGAAGAAGAACCCGATGTTGTGAAGGAAAAAGTAAACGAAATTGAGGGGTTGTCTAAAAATTATTCTGAGGACACACATACAATACTAGAATTTCATGCTGATCTTGATATTGAGGGTTTTGAGGACATGGGAGCCGATGGAGAGCCTACTGGAATCAAGTTGCCTTACATCGTGACGCTTCATAAAGAGAGTGGAGAGATACTAGCCATACGTCGTAACTACGCTGAGAACGATCCATTGAAGAGAAAGAAGCAGTTTTTCGTTCATTATAAATTTTTACCTGGTCTAGGGTTCTATGGCTCTGGACTTATACATATGTTGGGTGGGTTAGGTCGAGCAGCCACAAGTATTCTTAGACAATTAATCGACGCAGGGACACTGGCTAATCTACCCGCAGGCTTCAAAGCACGAGGCGTAAGAGTGCGAAACGACGACGAACCACTACAGCCGGGCGAGTTTAGGGACATAGATGCCCCCGGTGGTAACATTCGTGATGCTATTATACCTCTTCCGTATAAGGAACCCTCTGGTACGCTTGCAAGCTTGTTAGGCTCTCTTGTGGAGAGCGGTAGACGCTTTGTGTCTATTGCTGATGCAAAGATAGGCGAAGGGGGACAACAGAATGCTCCTGTGGGCACGACTGTGGCTCTGTTAGAACGTGGTATGAAGGTCATGTCAGCGATTCATAAAAGGCTTCATTATGCACAGAAAACGGAACTCAGACTGCTTTCTACCATATTTGCGGAAAATCTACCTCCCCTCTATCCGTATGAGGTCGCAGGGGCACAACAGCAAATAAAGATGGCAGACTTCGACGCTAGGGTCGATATTTTGCCTGTCAGCGACCCAAACATCTTTTCTATGGCTCAGAGGGTCACATTAGCTCAGACACAGCTACAACTGGCACAATCGAACCCTCAGATGCACGACTTGAACGCAGCATACAGACGTATGTATCAAGCACTAGAAGTACAAAACATTGAGGAGATATTACCTCCTTCAAAGCAACCTCAACCGACAGATCCCGCTATAGAGAATGCAAAGGCACTGTCGGGCGAACTATTAACGGTTTTTCCAGAGCAGAGCCACAAAGCTCATATTCTGGTTCATACGACGTTTATGAAGACTCCGTTGGTAGCTACATCCCCCACGGTTATGGGGACGTTCTATGCTCACTTACAAGAGCACATAGCCTTTGAAGCAAGACGTATGGTAGAGGAGGAGATAACAAACTCTGCCGAAAGACTTGAAACGGGCGTACAAGAAGGTATGATTGACCCCATCACTGGAGAGAAGTTTATGGGGGCGTTAGAACAAGGAGCAAATGACCCTGCCTCTGTGGAGGATAGAGTTGCTCAAATGGAAGTGCAGCTAATGAATGAGGTTATGGCTGCTGTCGCTCCACCACAACAGGTGCAGGAAGATCCACTCGTAAAGATACGAATGCAAGAACTTGCTATACGCCAACAGCAGGCGAGTAACGATGCTGAATTAGAGCAAGCGAAACTACAGCTTGAGCAGATGAAACTGCAACAGAAAGCTGCCACCGACTCTGCAAGATTAGAATTGCAAGAAGAAGTCGCTGAAAATCGAAATCAAGTAAATAGAGAACGTATAGACGTACAAAGACAGTCGGCACAACGTAGAGGCTAAAATGTTCGATCCCGTTACGATCTCGGCAGCCGTCAGCACGGCTTCCGCGGCTTTCGCGGGAATAAAGCGTGCCTTTCAGGCGGGTCGTGATCTTGAAAGTATGAGTCAGGACCTCTCCAGATGGATGGGGGCGGTTAGTGATGTTGATGCAGCACACAAATCTGCAAAGAATCCGACTATGTTTCGTAAGGTATTTAGTGGTGGATCAATAGAACAAGAAGCAATAGAGGCGTTTACGGCTAAGAAACGACTGGAAGAACAGCGATACGAGTTACAGCAGTTTATAAAATTCACCCACGGAACGGCTGCATGGGACGAATTGTTGAGGATGGAAGGTCAGATACGCAAGAGAAGGCAACAAGAGATTTATGACAAAAAGATATTTAGAGAGAAAGTTATTGGGATTGTGGTGCTTATTGTGGTGCTCACTGTTGGCTTGGCTGTTCTTGGTCTTTTCGTTTACTCCCTCATGGGACTCGACAGAGGGTGGTGGGTATCAGACTAGAGATAAATGTATCCGAAAGCAAGGTGGTCAAGAAACCTTTGAGTGGATCTGTACTAACGGAAACGTGATATATTTAGCACAGTCAGACAATATTAAAAACTGCTACACATGCTTTTTGAAGAAGTTTAGTGACTGGACATGGGAGCAAGAGAAGCGTTTGGGCATGCGAGAAGACCCAAAATATATTACTTGCAGACGCTACAAAAGAAGGAAAGCCAGAAACGGACAGCAAGTTTGTCTATACAAAGGAGCAAACGACACTTATACTCTTGTTGTAGAGGGACAATGCCCCGTGGAATATCAGTGTAAATATGACCCTGGTGGGACAGAACCAAACATTGACAGCGTGGTAGACTCTCTCAACGATAGTTTTAAGAGGTGAAGATGGCACAAAAGAAACTAGAAAAAGGCTCTGTTTGGGAGAAAGCTGATGCAAATGGTGATGGAGTGGTAACGGATCAAGAAATGGCTATGCGAGAGCGTATGGTTCTTCTAGAAAACAGGGACAAAAAAGAAGATCAACAACGCTATCTTGTATGGTTTTCTGCTATAACTGTAACCTTGTTTATAGTTGTTCTAATGACACCGCTTGTTCCTATTGATAGAATTTCACATCTCTCCGGAATCGCGGAAATTTGGGTATTATCAAATATGGGTGTGATCGGCAGTTTCATAGGTTTTAATCAGCTTGCTAGAAGAAAAGATAAAGGAGAAGAGCATGCACGTTAAAAGAGTAAAAAAAGTAGTCAAGGGTCTTAAAAAAGCGTCTAAGCTACACGCAAAACAAGCTAAATCACTAGGAACTTTGTTAAAAAACAAAAAGTTTAGGGACTATGACAAAAAGAAAAGATCCAAAAGTAGGAACAGGTAAGAAGCCAAAAGGCTCGGACAGAAGGTTATATACGGATGAAAATCCCAAGGATACAGTCCCTATTCGATTTGCCACTGTGGCAGATGCCAAGAGAACTGCTGCGAAGGTTAAGAAGATTAATAAGCCGTATGCTCGAAAAATTCAAATCTTGACAGTTATGGAACAAAGAGCGAAAGTAATGGGTAAAACACAAGTTGTTAATGTAGCGAAGCAAGCAAAACAAAGTTTAAGGAAAAAACATGGCAAGAAAAAAGCTAACGCCTAAACAAATGAAGATTGCAAGAGTGGCACCCCCACGAAATAAGATAACGGGAGCCGATTTTAAAGGACTTAAAAAAAGCAAGAAAGGTAAAAAGAAATGATGAAATACCTACAAAGGCTTTGGTGTGCTGTTATAAACAAGCGATGTGATGTTTGTTTGTGTAGTGAGAAAAA